CTTAAAAAAAGCTCCGAAGGAAAAATTTGTGAAAAACTTTTGATCCCCAGGTTGAATTCCTAAGCTTTTCAGGAGGCTATTGCAAAAACACAGTCTCCTTAAGTTATACCTCCTAGTTTAACGTAGCAAAAACCAACAAAAACTCTTGCAATAGTCTCTTTAAAAGCTTAGAAACTCATATTTAACAGGCAGAAAGGGTGTATAAACAGAAAGAAAGGGGTGCGAATTTGGGTAGAAAAAGTCAAAGATCGCCAATTGATCCGGCCGATATTCCCGAATCCGCTATTGGTGACGAGAATAGAGAAGCCCAAATGATAGCTTTAGCTACTAGAAGGGCTGAAAGGATGCTTATGAGCGAGGATTGCCCAGCTCAGATAGTTACACAGTATCTCAAACTAGGTTCAGTCAAAGCAAAATTAGAGAATGAGAAATTACAAAACGAAATTATGCTTCTGAAAAAGAAGTGCGAAGCATTGGAAGCTCAAAAGAAAACCGAAGAGCTTTATGCCAATGCTATTAAGGCTATGCAGACATATGCTATACCGCAATACCCAGATGATGGAGATCTGCCATGACTCGAAGTTATTCCGAAGTAATCAAAATACCAACCTTCGAGGGTCGATTAGAATACTTGAGATTATATTCTACAGTCGGCCGAGAAACCTTTGGCCATTTACGTCTGCTAAACCAACGGTTTTATACGTCTAAGGAATGGAAAGACTTTAAACGATCCATAATCATTCGTGACCAAGCATGCGATTTAGCTTTTCCTGGAATGGACATTGCATGTGCTAGGGATATTCTAATTCACCACTTGAATCCGATCACAATTGACGATTTAGTTGAAATGTCTGACGCGCTCATGGATCCTGAGAACGTAATTGTGGTTTCGTTACCAACACACAATCTTATCCATTACGGAGGAGATATTCAGAAGCCAAGTTTACTTGTCGAAAGGAAGCCTGGCGATACAATTCCATGGAGGTAAAACTATGCCAGTAATTGTGAAATATTCTTCTGAACTTTACCACTACGGCATTAAAGGTCAGAAGTGGGGAGTTAGACGATTCCAAAACCCGGATGGGACAAGAACTCTAGAAGGTAAGAGAAGATATTCAACTCGCAAAGGTCCAAATAAAACGGTATTTGTGTCTGGATCAAGTAAGACCCAGACAAAGGATTCCCCATTTTATTTGAAAAAGTTACCTAAGACTATAACTAATAAATTGGACGAATACATGTTAGATGGTAACAAAATCATCGTCGGTGATGCCCCTGGAATTGATAGACAGGTTCAGGACTATTTGGCCAAGCATGGTTACAAGAATGTTGTTGTCTACTCACCAGGAAAGACCAACAGATATTCTGCCGATAGCACATGGAGGATTAAACAGATTGATGCTCCAAACTATCCTGAAGGATCAAGCGAATGGTTGGCCGCAAAAGACAAAGCTATGCAGAAAGCAGCACACGAAGGCCTAGCCGTAACGATCAAAGATGGGGCAAGTGCAACTCGTAGAAACATCGAAGCTCTTAGAAATAAGGGTGCCAAGGTTATGGAATACGAACTATCTGGAGACAAGAACATAGATCCATGGATCGAAGAATATTAAGGAGGAACTATTATGGCACTATCGAACACTGCCGTCCCTAAATATTACGGCATGTTTCGAGACGCCGTAATGGCCGGGGATATTCCAGTTTGTGAAGAGATCTCATTGGCAATGAACTTAATTGATCAGCTAATTGCAGATCCAAGATACTACTATGACGATGAAGCAGTAGAACGTTATATTTCGTATTGTGAAAATGAACTAACATTAACCGATGGATCTAAAATGACACTCCTGCCTACGTTTAAGCTTTGGGCAGAAGACCTCCTATCCTGGTATTACTATGAACCAAAAACTATAGTTATTCCAGGCAGTAAAGGAGAACGTGCACGTTACGAAACACGGTATATTTTAAAGAGACTTAGAAATCTCCAATACTTAATTTTAGGAAGAGGTGGAGCTAAGTCTATTTATATGTCCACAATGCAGAATTATTTTCTAAATTGTGATCTTACAACTACTCACCAGATAACGACCGCTCCTACAATGAAGCAGGCGGAAGAAGTTATATCTCCTATAAGAACGTCGATCGCTAGAGCACGAGGCCCTCTGATGCAATTCCTGACCGAAGGCTCCCTCCAAAGTACAAATGGCTCAGGAAGAAATAGACAGAAATTGGCCAGCACAAAGAAGGGAATAGAAAATTCCTTAACCGGATCTCTGTTGGAGATAAGGCCGATGTCTATTGATAAACTTCAGGGTTTACAGGTCAAGTGCTCTACGGTTGATGAATGGCTTTCTGGAACAACTAAAGAAGATCCAATCTTAGCCATTGAGCAGGGTGCTAAAAAAGTAAAAGATTGGGTGATAATTGCAGCATCATCTGAGGGTAATGTTCGAAACGGCCCAGGCGATTCTATTAAGATGCAATTGCTAGATATTCTTAGAGGAAAGTATTTAGATCCCCATACGTCCATTTGGTATTACAGACTAGATGATATTTCTGAGGTCTCGAATCCCGACTGTTGGCCAAAGGCTCAGCCAAATATCGGATATACGGTAAGCTATTCGGATTACCAGCAAGAAGTAGAAAAAGCTGAGAAAGTTCCACATGTTAGAAATGAGATATTGGCAAAGAGATTTGGAATACCTATGGAGGGTCTTACATATTTCTTTACATTCGATGAAATCCAAACGCATCGAACTAGAGAATACTGGCAACTCCCATGCGTGCTTGGGGCAGATCTTTCGCAAGGCGATGATTTCTGTGCATTCACATTTATGTTTCCTAATGGCGGAAGCTTTGGAATAAAGACTCGGAATTATATTACTGAATATACAATGAGCCAGCTTCCAAGAGCCATGCGCGACAAGTATATGGAGTTCATAGATGAAGGAAGCTTGATCGTATTTCCCGGAACGGTCTTGGATACAATGCAGGTCTATGACGATCTTGATAATTTCATTCAAGTAAACCAATATGCGGTTTTGGCATTTGGGTATGACCCGTACAATGCTAAGGAGTTTGTAGCTCGTTGGGAATTAGAGAATGGTCCCTTTGGTATTGTAAAAGTTATTCAGGGTGCTAAGACCGAGTCGGTACCTCTTGGCGAACTTAAGAAATATGCAGAACAACGCGAGCTGATATTTGATCAGGAGATCATGTCTTTTGCTATGGGTAACTGTATTGTTCAAGAAGATACTAATGGAAACCGGAAACTCCTCAAGAGAAGACATGAGGCAAAGATCGACCCGGTAGCGGCTATGCTTGATGCATACGTTGCATACAAGATTAATAGAGAAAGTTTTGATTGAGGAGAAATTCAAAATGATTGATAGTATACTAAACTCAGTTAAGGATAAGCTCCCAGGGGTATACGTTGAAGATGGTGATACTGTATTTGACAATCAGCTCATCGATTTTATTAACGTAACCTTTACAGACTTATTCATGCTTGGATATGGGCCAGATCCAGTATACCAAATCACTGGCCCCGGAAATGTTTGGTCAGAGTATATTACTGATCCTGCGTTTAACGACATTAAGGTTTATATTTTCTACAGAGCGAAACTCATGTTTGATCCGCCTCAGAATTCCTCGCTTTTAGCTAGTTATAAAGAACAGATCGAAGCTATGGAGTTTATGATCAAAGTGAAAGCCGGAGGAAATCATGTATGAGTGTAAAAGTTAGATATTCTGACGAACTTTACCATCATGGTATTAAAGGCCAGAAATGGGGAGTTAGACGATTCCAAAATCCGGACGGATCGTTGACCCCTGCTGGTAGAGAAAGATATGGAGTTGAAAAAGTAAGCCATGTTATTTCCAATACAAATCTTAATGATCCAGAATCTAAAAGATACATTCAAAAGATAATGAGTGAGAGAGCCCCAGTCGATATAAAAAATGTTAACAGTATTATTGCGCAAGGCGGAAAAATACACGCGACTGTTAGTAGAGACGAATTAAATAATTTTTTATCAAAACGGAGGCCATCGGGTTTTGACGTAGGATATCTTGGGCGATGGGGATCAGGTAAAAATTCAGTGTATCTTACTTCCATAGTTCCGAAAAAGGGTGAATGGATATCGAGAGAGAATTTTACTAGCTACCTAGATAACTATTATGATAAGGATAAAGCCGATCGAGTTAGACAAAAGCATAAAAATGCAGCACGTTTAAAAGCCATAGCCACAACTGCGGCATTACTAGGCGGTGCAGCAGCGGTCACTAGTGGAATTGTTGCTAAACAAAAATTTAAGAAGGATTTTTAAAATTCAAAATGAAACAGGAGGTGCCTATGGATAATCTTTGGGAAGAAGATAATGAATACCCAGATGAGCTATGCCATTTTGGAACTCCCGGAATGAAAAAAGGTCAACGAAGATACCAGAACGAGGACGGCACTTTGACTCCAGAAGGTAAGATCCACTATGGCATAGGTCTTGGAATTAGAGCAGCTAAGCGTGTTGGATCAGCTGCTGTTAAGACTGGAAAAATCGGTCTTAAACAAGCATATCGAGCTGGACGTGATATTCAGGAGTCTAGCATTGCATCTAAAGAACGAGCTAAAAGAAGGCTTCGTGATGCTAAGCTTGCCAATCAGAAGGATGCTCGTAGAATGCGAGAAGTTAAGCTTAAAAGGGTTAATAAGGCTTTATCGAGAACCTTGACAAGTCTCCGACTTGGTAAGAAGAAGACTAAAGAACCAAAGTGGGAATGGGCAAAGAATGATCAGTCATCTGTTCTTGCTCGTAAAACTATCACGGATAGTGTTAAAGATGTTACAAGTGATATTAGAAAGCATCCGGTTAAGTATGTTAAGCAGTCGATTCCTGGAGTAAATCTACTTCCAGAACGGAAACGGAGGCGTAGATGAGAGTTAAGAGATCAAACGATACACGGCTTTATCGGATCTATCATCACATTAAGGATCGATGTACTAACCCCAGAAATGATGCCTATAAGAACTACGGCGGTCGAGGAATAAAGATCTCTAGAGAATGGGATACTTTCGAAAAGTTTAAAGCTTGGGCCATCACTCATGGATATTCTCCAGAACTTACCTTGGAGCGGATTGACAACAATAAAGGCTACATGCCAAGTAATTGTCGATGGGCTACAAGCGAAGAGCAAGCTAATAACCGTAGAAGTAGTAAACGAGCTACTGTTAATGGTCAAACTAAGACTTATCGAGAATGGGAGAAAGATTTAGGACTTACTAGAGGTCTGATAGCGGTTAGAAAGTTTAGAGGTCAATCTCCAGAATCTGTAATAAAGGAGAAAATTCAAAATGACTAAAGTTAAATACGCAGATGAGCTCTACCACTATGGCATTAAAGGCCAAAAATGGGGTGTTAGAAGATACCAGAATGAAGATGGCACATTAACACCAGAAGGTAAAAAGAGGTATGGTGTTGAAACGTCATCTATTACTGTATCCAAAGCTAATGTGAATTCTCCAGAAGCAACCGCTCATCTAAACAGACTCAATGGGAAAACGAGATCTAAAGTATTAAAGGATGTCGATTATGGCAGAGAGGTTAATTTAAGTCTTAACAATAATAGAAGATTTGGTCAAACCTCATCGAAATACGGATACGGTAAAAAACGAGAATATGTTGCTATTAGGGGGAGATCCGCTAATGATCAGAGAGTTTTAGGAAAAAAAGAGTCAGATAAAAAGCGTAAGAAATTAGCTATCGCGGCTGCTGCTGCGACTGCTGCAACTGTAGGCGGATTGGCAATGATTGCAGCGAAAGAGAGCAAAGATCTTAAGGTTTTTGAACAAAATCGTAAGTACTTCAATGATCGAAACAGATTTCTTAAAGAGCAGATAGAAAATGAGCGGGATCTTCAAGAAGCTCTTAGTAACCGAAAATGGGTAGGTAATCCTGAAGACGAACAAGATACCAGAAGTAGACATGGCTATGAGGAATCTAAGACTAATCGACGTAAGTACATAGCTGAGATGGCTGCAAATGTTAAGTCCGGTCTTGTTAACGATCTTATGGAAGCTGAGTATAGACGAAGATCCCTATTTCATTCTGGAGTTAGAGTAAGATATTCTGATGAGCTATACCACCATGGTATCAAATGTCAGAAATGAGGAGTTAGAAGATTTCAGGATGAAATTGGAAGACTATACGGAATTTAAGATTTAAGGAGGATGCTATGCCAACAATCGTTAAATATTCTTCTGATCTCTACCATTCCGGCATCAAGGGGATGAAATGGGGCGTTAGAAGATACCAGAATGAAGATGGGTCTTTAACTCCAGCCGGAAAACTCAGGTATGGAGTTGGAGAACGAGACAATCGTACGTATACAAAAGATGATATTTCTAAAATGGAAAAAACTAGAAAAGAACGTATACGATACAACAAGCTTCGAACTAGACAGATGAACAAGGTGGCTAAAGGCCGTACATCTGGAATGTCAGATCGGGATATTGCTTCATATAATGAGAGACTTACACAGGAAGCTAATCGATCAGAACAGGTTGTTAGAATTGCTAAAGCAAAGCAGCAACGAAAATTAAACGCTATGAAAGCGGGTCTTGAGGTTCTTAAGACCACTACCGGAATTCTTGTTGCTGGAGCAGCATTGAAGACTGCTATTAATAAGAATTATAATAGTAATAGTAGCAATAACAATAATAACAATTCTAACAATAATAGCAGCAATGATAAGAACAAGAATAACGGTCAAGGATCGGCACAAAATAACGCCAAAGATGAGCAGGTTATATATCAGTATAATAAAACTGTAAACAAGGCTCCTCTAGTACAAATTGGCGGTGAGAAGAAGAAAAAGAAAGGAGACTAATCATTATGCCAACTGTTGTTAGATATTCTACTGAACTTTACCACCATGGCATCAAAGGTCAGAAATGGGGGGTTAGAAGATACCAGAATGAAGATGGTACATTAACTCCAGAAGGTAAAAAGAGGTATGGATCAGATCATGTAATCACAAAAGATAACTGGAATAGTAAACGATCTCAAGAATACTTAAATGATATGTCAGAAAGTGATCGAAAAAGGGCCGAGCGTAATATTTTAAATGGCCATGATCGGGCTATGACTGTAAAACGAAACGAATCTTCTGGCAAACGTAAAGTTTTAACTAGTATTGTTGGTACGTCCCAGTCTTCTCAGAAAAAAATTAATAGAGAAAATGCTAAAAAAGCAGCTGCGATCGCTCTTGTATCTATGTTGGGTGGTGCTGCATATATCGGTGCAAGAAATAGAAAGGCTATAGCAGCGTATAATGAAGACTTCCGTAATTCGCTTAAAGCTTTTAAAGGCATGGCTGAAGAAGAACGTGCTGTCCAAGATGAATTCGTTCGTCAATACCGAGATGATTGGGAAAAAGGCAGAAGGGAGATGTACGATTTTTAATTCTGTAAAAGGAGAAAATTCAAAATGATAAGAATACAATATTCTCCTGAGCTATACCATCACGGTATTAAAGGTCAGAAATGGGGAGTTAGAAGATTCCAGAATGAAGATGGTACATTAACTCCAGAAGGTAAAAAGAGGTACGGTGTTGAAACGTCATCATTTACTCTAACTAAAGATAATTGGAATAGTAAAGAGGGTAAGAAATGGCGAAAAAGAGTTGGTAAAGGATTTTTTAACGGATCCCAAAACGAGTATTTTATAGAAAGGCAAGTTCGTGATAAAGGTCGTAGTGTTGATCTTTATCTCGATAAAAAGCAATTTAAGTCTAATAATAGAAAAGATATGAATCCCTTAGCTAGGATGTCTAGACTGGAAGTCGGAACCGTTGGTGGAATCAGACCTAAAGATAAGACCTATGTACGAGTTAGGGGAAAAAATACTAAAGATGCTAAAAAACTTAGAGCAGCAGCTACAGCTTTTGGAGCAGCCACACTTGCACTTGGTATATTTGAGACTTATAAAAGATATAAAAATGTACAATTTATAGCAGCAATGAAAGGCTATGACTTTAGTTTCGGAGCATTTAAAGGTACGGCTAAAGCAATTGTGAACGCAGCCAATGAAGCTTTTAAAGCACGTCAAGAGGACCGTAAATCTGGAAGGATTAATAACGAAGAGGAATACGAACAGACCCATGATATCTTTGAATCAAACTATGATCCTTCGTCTAAATCTTGGGATGCTTCTAGAAAGCGATTAAGTGGGCCGACTAATGAATCTTAAATAGTTGTGAAGCAAGATCTAGAAAGTGAACTAAAGGAGAAAATTCAAAATGGATTTCTTATCTAGGGCGAAAAACGCGTGGAACGTTTTTACGAGTAATAAAGATCCGACTATCGATTATCCAAGTGGCGGGGATTATTATAGGCCTGATACATTCCAAACCTCATATACTTATGGTAATGATAAGACGATAATAACCGCAATATTTAACCGGATTTCTGTGGATGCTGCTATGATCGACGTTAAGCATGTTAAACTTGATGGCGATGGACGATATTTGAAAGATATACCATCTGGGTTAAACGAATGCTTAACATTGTCGGCAAACCTTGATCAGACTGGGCGCGATTTTCTTAAAGATGCTATTTTTTCAATGCTTGATGAAGGTTGTGTAGCTTTAGTTCCGATCGATACAAGCATTAATCCCAATACTGGATCTTTTGATATTCTTTCTTTGAGGGTAGCAAAGATAACTCAGTGGTATCCAGAACAGGTACGTGTTCAGGTTTACAATCAGCGAACCGGAAAAAGAGAAGAGCGAGTAGTAGATAAAAAATGGGTGGCTATTATTACAAATCCTTTTTATGCGGTAATGAACAATCCAATGTCTATTAATCAGAGATTAGTTCGAAAGCTTGCATTAATGGATATTGTCGATAATGCAACGGCATCTGGGAAATGGAATATGATTATTCAAATGCTTAAACCCATTAAAACCGAAGCTCAGGTTAAAGAAGCTAAAGCCCGAATTGCAGCAATTGAGAGTCAGCTTAAAGATTCCCCGCATGGTGTAGCTTATACTGATGCGACAGAAAAGATTACTCAGCTCAATAGACCTTTAGATTCAAATCTGTTAGCTGAATTCGATCGGCTGAAAAACCTCCTGTTTGAACAGCTTACCATTTCAGAAGATATTCTTAATGGAAAAGCTAGTGAACAGGAGATGCTAAATTACTATAGTCGTACAATTGAGCCGATCCTTAACGTTATCTCTCTTGAGATGAAACGAAAGTTTCTTACAAAGACGGCTATAACTCAGGGCCAGTCTATTGAATACTTTAAGGATCCGTTTAAGCTCGTTCCCATTTCTCAGATCGCTAACATTGCAGATAGATTTACGCAGAACGAAATCCTTACTGCAAATGAAGTTAGACAGATTGTTGGAATGAAACCTTCTGAAGATCCTGGAGCAGATGAGCTTAGGAATAAGATGCTTTACGATGAAGGCAATGGTCAAGTTATAGAAACTGAAGATCCGGAGTCGTCATCAATGCCGGAAGACCTTACTGATCTACCAGCAGATTATAGTAAAAGAAAGAAAAATCAAAATGAATAAAGAAAGGAGAAGCTATGACCGAAAAATATGATTTCGGTGGATATGCAACAAAGAATGATTTGTTGTGCTCCGATGGCAGGGTTATTAAATCCGGGGCTTTTAGAGGTTGTAATGGTACAGTTGTTCCTCTATTTTGGAATCATCAGCATAATGATAATTCCAACTGCCTTGGCCACGCCCTTTTGGTCGAACGTGACGACGGTGTTTATGCTTATGGCAAGTTTAATAACACACCAAATGGGCAGTTTGCAAAAGCGCAGTTAGAGAACGGCGACCTTAATAGCCTTTCTATTTATGCCAACAATCTTCAGCACCAAGGTAACGAGGTTGTCCACGGAAATATTAGAGAAGTTAGCCTTGTGATTGCCGGAGCAAATCCTGGGGCTAAAATTAATGAAATTATGGCGCATGGCGCTGACAACGAGCCTTCATATGAGATTGATATTTCATATCGGGATTGTGATCTGGAAATTGATAAGCTCTTTGAGGATGATGAGCTTTATCATAGCGATGATTATGAAGATGACAATCGTGATGAAGTTGAAGAAGGCGAAGATAATGAAAGCTATGGCAATGATATTTATCATAGCGAAGAAGGAGGACAAACAATGGCAGCAAAAACCATTAAGGAAGCTCTTGCTAATCTTACAGATGAAGAGCGTGATGCAGTAGAAAGTCTTGTCGAAGCTAGTGTTGAAGCAGCATTAGATGCTTACGATAATGATAACGAAGAAGCTGATAACGATGAGGAGGATGAAGAAATGCAGCACAATTTATTTGACGACGATGGATATTACGGATCTGCAAATGGCGGCGTAGAGCTCAGCCATGCTGAGGAGCAGGCAATCTTTGCTGATGCAGTTAATGGCATTGCTGGTGGATCTCTTAAGCAGAACGTACTGGCACACGGTATTCAGGAGATCGAGTATCTGTTCCCGGATGCTAAGGAAGTTGGACCTAATGCACCCAAGTTTATCGCCAGAAAGATGGAGTGGGTCAACAAGGTATGGGGAGCTACCGGCCATACACCTTTTGCTAAGGTTAGAACCACTTTCGCTGATATTACTGCTGCAGAGGCTAGAGCGAAGGGTTACATTAAGGGCGATCGTAAGGAAGAGCAGGTATTCTCCCTGCTTCGTAGAGAGACCAGCCCTCAGACAGTTTATAAGCTTCAGAAGATCGATCGCGATGATGTGGTTGATATTAATAGCTTTGATGTTGTAGCTTGGATGAAGTCTGAGCTTCGTGTAATGATCGAGGAAGAAATCTGCCGTGCAATTCTGATCGGTGATGGTAAGCTTACTAGTGATCGTACCCACATCAAGCATGATAATGTTAGACCTATTTACAATGATGATGATCTGTTTACTATTAAGGCTACTGTAAATGTAGCTAGAACTGCAACTGCAGAAGAAGTTGGTAATGAGTTTATTTCTCAGGTGATCAGAACTCGTAAGTTCTATCGTGGATCCGGTAACCCTACTCTGTATACTACTGAAGATATGCTTTCTGCAATGCTGCTGATCAAGGATCTTAATGGACGTTTCATCTACACTTCTGAGGCAGAACTCGCAAAGACCCTTCGTGTAAAGGAGATCGTAGCAGTTCCGGTTATGGAAGGTGTGAAGGGTGTTAACGGCGGTGATCTGCTTGGTATTATCGTTAACCTTAACGACTACAATGTAGGTTCCGACAAGGGCGGTGCTCTGAATATGTTTGATGATTTCGACATTGACTTCAACAAGCTTACCTATCTGATGGAGACCAGAGTATCTGGTGCCATGGTTGTACCTTTCGCAGCTATGGCGTTCGAACGGTCTTTTCACTGAGCCTCTCCGTAGAGCCGATTACGGACGAGGCAGTTGATCTTTTCGGCAAGACCTGTGAAGACCTGCAGACAAACATCTCTGTTACCAATGGAACGATCTCTGGTAAACTTCTGTATGTAGATGACTACACCGACTTCGATGAAGAAGCTTATACTGGATATTTCCTGGCGCTCAATGTCGATGGAGGAACCGGAGCAACAGTTGCTGTTGAACTTATCAACGGCGTCGTTGAGCCTAAGGCAGTCGAAGGCGAGGATGGCGTTTACGTTATTAAGATCGACAACACTAATACTCAGAGAATCAAGATCACTTCTACCAATGGTGGAACCGTTGAGTCTAAGACTTATAGCCTGACCACCCTGGTTCTTGATCCTCATCAGTAAGGAGAAATTCAAAATGAAATGGTCAGGGATAATTGGATTTGTTGGCATTGAAGCCGGCACCGGTGAAAATAGAGGTATATACACCCCAAGCGTAATCGTTGAGAAAAGATATTCTGGCGATTTAATCAGGACCGGAAAACGAGTTGAAAATGCACAAGAGCGTAACAGTGATGTTGTGTTCACAAACGAGATCAGCATTATAACTGACCCTTTCATTGAATGCAATCTCTATAAAATAACCTATGCGACGTTCATGGGTACGAAATGGAAGATTTCCAGCGTATCTGTGAACGATCGTAGGTTAAATTTAACGCTCGGGGGTATTTACCATGGCGAAGACACGACTTGATTTGCAGTATTTACTAGAAGATATTCTAGGAAATACAAATGTATATTTTCAGCCGCCGGACAGCGTTAAACTGCAATACCCTTGCATTGTCTATAGTCGTGAAAAGATCGCTACTAGACATGCTGATAACATGCCTTATGTGGCAACAAACAGATACAAAATCACCGTGATTTCAAAGACGCCCCTGCTTCCTGCAGTGGACAAACTTGCGCTGCTTCCTATGTGTGTTCATGTATCGAACTTCATCAGCGACAACCTGTATCACGATGTATTTCAATTATATTTTTAAGGAGGAATAAATTATGCCTAACACATTCGCACTTGAATGGGACAAAACCGGAGAGCATTGGTTTTTTACTGGCGTTGATCGTGGAGTAGTATATCCTTGGGATAAGGAGAATTCTACTTACGGAAAGGGTGAGGCTTGGAATGGTCTTACTTCTGTTGATGAGTCTCCTGAAGGTGGAGATGCATCCCCTTATTATGCAAATAATAAAAAGTATTTGAATCTCATGTCTACTGAGGAGTTTGCCGGATCTATTGGTGCTTACACCTACCCCGATGCTTTCGCTGAATGTATTGGAGAAAAGAATACCAACGGTCTGATCATTACCGGACAGCCTCATAAGCCTTTCTGCTTCACTTATCGTGAGATGAAGGGTAACGATACAGATGGTATCGAGGCTGGTTATATTCTTCATCTGGTATACAACGCTATGGCAACCCCGCCCAGCCGGTCTCATGCTACAACAACCGAGAGTACCGATCCAGAAGAGCTTTCCTGGGATATTACAACTACTTCTGAAGAAGTTCCTGGAGCTAAGCCCACCGCACACTTTAAGATCGATAGCACAACGCTCGATACTGATGGTCAGGCTGCCCTTACTGCTCTTGAACAGAAGCTCTATGGTACTCCTGCATCGGGTAGTACTGCTGCAGTAGATCCTTCGTTCCCTACGATCGCTGAGCTTCAGGCTTTTTTCCAGTGAGTCTCACAGTTGAGTCGGGAACTGATGAGGCTAGCGATCCTGAATCTGATGAACCGGTAGAAGAATCAGATAACTTAGAAGAACTCGACAACAATTAAATTCAAAATGAGTTATCAGGAGGTGGCTTTGCATGAATTTGTGAAGCTACCTCTTGATTTTTAGAAGGAGGAACAATATGTTCAAGTATACAAGTACATATAAAGATTGGAATGGAACAAAAAGAACCGAAGATTTTTACTTCCATCTGACAGAATCTGATATTGCTGAACTTCAGTTGTCCAGAGCCTGTGGTTTTGGGGAGTATGTAACCAAGCTTACGAATTCGAGAGATGCCAAAGAGGCCGAAACCACTTTTAAGAAGCTGATCCTGCTGGCTTATGGCGAGAAGAGTGAGGATGGAAGATATTTCAATAAAGGTGAAGATATTTCAAGACGATTCAAAGGATCCCCTGTTTATGATGAGCTTTATATGAGAATGGTTAGAGATGTGAAGTTTGCTGTAAAGTTCTTTAACGGGATTCTTCCGGAAAGCATGCAGCAAAATGATACCGAGATCTATAAAACAACGAAAGAGCTTGAATCTGAGATCAGAAAGACTGCTGAAGATACGACACCGTCTTCTGGCGTAGTATCTGAAGTATCTGAGGTTTCTAATGTTTCGGCTGACGTTATCGAAAACTGAATATTGGGACGATTCTAAACAGGAATTTGTCTATCACGATACAGAAGGCGTATTTGATCTCGAGCATTCATTAGCTTCAATTTCAAAATGGGAATCTATTTGGAAAAAGCCATTCATTACAAACAAAGAAGAAAAAACTAAAGAAGAGTTTATTAGCTACATACATTGTATGACGATAAATCAGAAGTCCGGAGAGGATGTTTATTACAGTTGCGAAGACTCCACGTTTTCCGGTATAACCCAAAAAGACTTTGAAGATTTATTTTCATATGTCAATGAGTCAATGACTGCATACCAAAGATCAGAATTGGCTGACATGGAAGCTAAGAAGAAATCCCGTAAAACTCCGTCACTGCTTTCTGACAGGATATATTCGTATCTTGTAGGGCTTCAGATACCATTTGAAGTTCAATATTGGCATTTTAGTAAAATGATGGCGTTGATAGAAATCGTAAGTGATAACAATAAACCTCCAGAAAAGGTTGATAAAAAGAAACGTGCAGCCAATTATGCTAAACTAAATGCCGCTAGACGAGCTAAATTACATACTAAAGGGTGAAATTCAAAATGGGTGGCATAACTATTAGATCTAAAGGAAACTTTAAAAAGACCAGAAAGTACATGATTGGTATTTCTGAAAAAGTTAAAAAATTAGACCTAAAGAAATATGGTGAAATGGGGGTAGAGGCTTTAAAAGCTGCTACTCCCGTTAGAACCGGAAAAACTGCAGAATGTTGGGTGTATGATATTATCGAAAACAAAGATGGTACTCGTAAATTAAGTTTTACGAATACTAATTTTAACAATGGCGTACAGATTGCTATTGTTTTACAATACGGTCACGGAACAAGATATGGTGGCTGGGTTGAAGGTAGGGATTATATTAATCCTGCAATTCAACCGATATTTGACCAAATAACTAGAGAAATTGAACGGGAGGTAAAGGGCCAATGAGTGATGTTATTGATCAAAGAGTCGTCGAAATGGGCTTTGACAATAAAGAATTTGAAAAAGGTATCAGTCAAAGTCTTTTGTCTCTTGATAAATTAAATGAAGCCCTTAACTTTTCAAAGTCGTTAGATGCTTTTGATGGCATAACCAAAGCGATAAAGAAAGTAAGCTTCGATCCGATGGTTACCATGTGGCAAACAGCATTAACACGTATAACTAATTATGCTATAAATGCCGGCCATCGCATAACCAAAGCGTTAACAATAGATCCCGTATTTACTGGCTTTCAGGAGTACACTACGCAGATCGATGCAGTTCAAACTATTCTTGCTAACACTGAAAAATACGGAACTACATTAAACGATGTTAATAAGGCGTTAGATGAATTAAACTTATACGCAGATAAAACCATTTATAATTTTACACAGATGACATCCAATATTGGTAGATTTACTGCAGCAGGTTTACAACTGGATACTTCAGTTAAATCTATTGAGGGTATGTCAAACTTAGCAGCATCTTCTGGCGCTACTGCAGAGCAGGCTTCCAGAGCTTATTACCAGATGTCCCAGGCACTTGCTGGTGTTGGTCTAAGACTGATGGATTACAATTCATTGGTCAATGCTGGCATGGGCGGTGTGTTATTTCAGGATGCTTTGAAGCAAACGGCTAGAGATGTTAAGGCTGTTACCGAAGAGTATTCTAAACTGTCAGCATCCGGAATGAGTAATGTTGATATTGCTAAAAAGTTTGGTGTTACGCTTGAAGAAGTAGATAAGATTCTTGGTACAAAGTACAGTGCAGATGTTGATGCTATTGTAAAAAAGAAAGGTTCTTTTAGAGAATCTCTCGGTGAAGGCTGGGCTACGGCTGATATTTTGGCTAGAACTTTCTCCAAGTTTTCATCAACTGGAATGATAGACTATCTTCATGAATTCACTGGAGTTGGAAGGCTTGTTCTTGAGGAATTACAGGAAATCGGAAATACTGCTGGATACGATAGTGATGAGTTTAATAAATTTGCGGATTCAATAAAAGATGTTACAGAAGAGCAGCGTAAAGAAATCAAAATGAATCT